TAACGCAATTTTATAACGGCTCAACTGACCTTCGAGAAATGCTACAGGAGGGCTTTGACCAAACAAGTAAGGAAGATTATGAATAGTTTACCCGCGGGTGATAAAATGGAGAACTTTATTATAGCTTTTGATGTTGACGGAACTTTAATTAGTAATATCAATGAAAATGTTATACAAGAACGACGAGTTCATGGTCAAGTTTATCCATTTGATGCCGCGAATACTCAAGTAGTAGAGTTTCTTATTCTTTGCTCCCGTATATTCAAAAACGTAAAGGTGGTTGTCTGGAGTGCTGGTGGTCAAGAGTATGCACAACAATGGGTTGAACGACTACAGCTTGAGAAATATGTATGGAGAACCTATTCTAAAAGTCAATATCAAGAATTATGCAGTAATCGTAAAGTAATCGCTATCGACGATATACACAAAACCAGACTTGGCAATGTGGCTAATTTGATTGTGAAAATGAAATAGTAAATGTCAATTAAAGGAGGGAATATGAAAGTAATAGAATCTGAAGAAGGGTACTTAAAGTTTGACAATGGTCTTATACTCGAGAGCGACCACAATCAGCGTTGTTGCGAAATTAACTATCTTGACTTTGAACAGTTGCCTGTAGGCACTGAGTTACCGACAATGACCGCCAAAGAGTTTGCAAAAGCCATAAAAATTGGAGATGACGGGTTCAGCATTAAAGACATCCACGGTATACCGAAATGGGTTCAAGCACGTAGCGAGCAGAACGGCTACTATTCATCTGGAGTAGATTTAATAATTAGAGATGATATCGATGAAATTATACCGAAACGACCAAATCAAAGAAAAGGACAGGAGCTATTTTGTGATTGGTAATTGAATAACGAATGTCAATTAAATTACTAGAGAAAGGAAATGGCAATGATTTATAAAGTCGATATTCTACAAACCGTTAAAGGAAGCATCTTTGTTGAAGCTGATAGTTATAAAGAGGCAGAGGAAGCCGCTGATAAATATATTAAAGAGGAACCGAATGTTGCAAGCATCGATTTCGATGAAATTCAGGATTATACCGTCTGGGAAGCATTAGAATTGTTTGATGACGATATCAGTGATGCAGAAATTGTCAAGGCGGAGGACGTGCTATAATGCGTGAAATAAAAGTTAGGGCTTGGCACAAACCATATAAACAAATGTGTCAGGTTGAATCATTACGATTTGATGGGAATGGAGTTTATACAGCCGTTCTTATAGAGGAGTCTTTTTATGACCGAAGAATTGTTGAGGCAGACGAGATTGTTATTGAGCAATTCACTGGACTAAAAGACAAGAACGGTAAAGCTATTTATGAGAATGATATCATCTTTCAGAAGCCACTAAGTAAAAACTCGATTGGCTGGGCAGGTAAGATTATTTTCAAACAAGGTGCATTTATGGCTGAAGTTTACGAAAGAGGAAAAATTGTTATGTACCTATTCTTGAGTGATTTCAATCCAGAAAAAACTTGCGAAGTAATAGGTAATATCCACGAAACAAATGTAAATGATTTACAATAAAGATTTATCTTAAATAACAATAGAAAGGAGTTCTTATGTGGAGGTTATGGCATAAATTATTCGGTTGGGATTATATTCAATGGAACCTAGGTCTGGGTACACACGGCATTAGACGAATACGAGTAGCTCCAAATGGACTTGTCTATTTTATATGTCTAGGTGAAATTATTAATTTAGCCGAACCAGAGTATCATAAAATTACATACTTAACCTGTTCAAAAGATAAATACATCAAGTAATTAATATTGATCACACAACTAAATCACGATAATTGCCGCCATTCTTTAACAGGAAAACGGCAATATTTTTATTGTAAATTTTACACCATTTTTATTGGAAAAAGTATTGCAATTTGTATACACTTTATATATAATATAGATAGTTAGATAAGAAGCGGTATAGCAACAATATCTAACCACAATATCATATTAAAGAAAGGGCAAAGTAAATAATATGAAATTACAAGGTACAAAGAATGAATATCAGCACGCATTTTTATGGCGAGAAGCTAGCACAGGTCTATACAACGTAAGATGGCAACTAGATGACGGTGACATTATTCGTTACTGGGAGCGTAAAGGTAATGGCTGGTTGGAATTTAAAACAGCTGCTGAGGCTCGTAAAAAATACAATGAAATTAAAAAAATAATTGAAGGCTAAATAATTAAAGGAAATATTGCAATGATTATTTACGAACGTCAATTAAAGCAACAGGTTCATTTACTTAAAGAATTAGGTAAGCAAGAATATAAAGGTGAAGAAGAGCAAGCTTGTTATTCACGATTCTATCACCAAACAGTCAATCTATTAAAAGAATATTTACACAAACATTTTAATAATATAAAAGCCTATAAGTATTGGACTGACGGTGATCGAGTTTTGACCCTATTCGATGGAAACCACGACAAGCAAATCGATATAATACTAGGTCGATAATTTTAACACCTGCCCCGCCCGAGGCATAAATCGGGCAGAAGGAGGATTATATGAGAAAATTGACAAGGTTAATGCGAATTGAAGAAAGTCTAGTTAATGAAATTGAAGTGCTTGCAAAAGAGATGCACGCATCTGTAACGTGGACAACGGAGTACTTGTTAAGGCAACAACTTAAACGGATCGCAAAAGAAAATAACGCTGAAGATAATTAAGGTGTGAAAGGAGAAATGACAATGAATATTAAGCGAAATGACAAGGCATTTTTCTATCAGACTAGCCTTGTACAACTCAGAGCAATTAATGTTCTCTTGAGTGCAATTACTTCGTCAGCGATACATAATCTTGACACCTTCGATCGAGAACTTGAAGAATTAAACCAGCTGGAAAGAATGCTATTAGATTTGAAGAATAAGTATCAGAATCGTCTTAACGAAGAATAAAGAAATTAGGGGTGTATGAAAATGAAAGATAAGGGTATAGATTTCATAGTGTTGGTGGGCGTTGTAGGATTGGTGTTTCTTGTGAGCAATTCCTATACTTTATTCAGAGCCGCGGTATTGCTTCTGTTGGTAACAATTATTTACCAGTTAGAAAGAAAGGTTGAAAAATAGCCTCTATTTTTGTATAATAAATATATAAATATGGAGGGGTAAAGTGATAGGACAGGAAATATTCCAAACACAAGAAGAGAAAGAACGTATTGAACGACTTGAGAAATATATTGTCAAAGTCGATGAATCTCTAGGTAAAATAGCTGAGGAGCTTAAAGAGTACGGACAAGTTTCCTATATGAGCGAACAGGACATTCAACGCGAATTAAGCACTTTGCCTGATTTAATTGCTGACGCTAATTTACTACTATCTAAAATACAACGAGCCTACGATTACGCAAAAGATGATTCTAAACGCCAGATAGCTAAATTGTGGGGTCAATGCACTAAACGTAAAGATATTCTAGGATTAAATAATCAAAAGGAACAAGAGGCTTGGGTTGTTCAAAATGAAGAGTATATGCGAGTAGTGAGGATTGAGATTGAATGGAAATACCAAGTTCAGAGAGCCAAATCAATTGTTGATAGATATGAGAATAAGTTTGCCTCAGCACGTAAGTTAGCTAACTTAATTGAAAAGGATCAATCTAATAACTATAGAAGAGAATCATATGGAGGTCAATTATGAAAGTTATTACAAATTTGCTATTATTTCTATTCTTTGGAGCTGTCGCTTATTTAACAATAACTAATGAGAGTTTCTTTAAGGGTATAATAGTTATTGCATTAATTATAATTGCTCTCGGAGTATGTGCTATTTTATCTGAATTAGGTAAGAATGAAGATAAGAAATGAGATTTTCATTAAAGGTGAATAGTTTATGGTAAAGACTAAACTACAGAAACAACTCAACAAGTTAGTTAAAGATGGATATATTCGTGTTCAAAGACATCCACAATTACCATTGAGTATTTATACATATACACAGAAAACTGAGGTTGAAAGAAATTGGATCCCAGAAACTCGTATGGCAAGAGGGTTAGTCTTAGATGATTCAGGACGAATAGTTATAAATTGCGTTCCGAAGTTTTTCAATGCAGGACAACCTGATGCAGAAAATGTAGCTTTTGAGGATTGTTATATCACAGCTAAAGAAGACGGTTATATGATTCAGATTATCAATGACCATGAATATGGATTAATAGTTACATCTAAAGGTTCATTTGAAAGCAAGTATGCCCAAACAGCTTATAAATTAGTATTAGATAGTCTTGGAGAGGATAAACTGGTAGAGGACATTCTCTTCTGTTGTGAATTGTTAATGGATTTCCCTGGAGATGAAAGTATTATTGTTACTAAACATGGAAATGTTCCGAAATTAAAATGCTGGGCAGTAAGATTTAATGATGGAAGTGAATTATTCCCTACCTCAGTTAAATTACCCGCATTTCTTACCCCTGTTGAAAGTTTTACCCCAACACGAGCTAGAAAATATCTAGAGAAATCTGGTATCGAAGGAGTTGTATTATGCGACATTGAAACTCGAGCTAGAGTTAAGATCAAAACTCAAGAATTTATAGAGCGACATAGATTTATCTCAAATATTACTCCTAAGAACATATGGGAACGGTTAAAAAATGGTGAAACCTTGGTAGATATGAATATTCCAGATGAATTTCTACCCCAAGTCAAGCCTATTTACGAGAAAATTGTATCTGACTACCGACAAATTAAGAAAGATTCATTCCGTTTAGTAGGTATGACCAAAAACTTAACAAATAAGGCAGTAGCATTAAATACCAGCCTAGGATTAAGCGAGGAAGATAAGCATTTAATCTTCTTTTTCCGCAGAAATCCATCAGGAGATGAAGTGCACGACTTCTATTGGAATAAGGTAAAACCTAAGAATTGTGAAGAAAAAGCATAAAAACTATTGACTTTTTATCATTTTTGATATATAATGGATATATAAGTTAGAAAAGAGCTAACTTATAAAAAGAAAGGACATATTAAAAAATGAGTAAATTAGAAAACTCCAACAATACAAAATTTAGTTTCAAGCGTCTTGCAGATGGTATAATGGCTATTGTAATGACACTTATTGTTTGTTCAATGGCGTGGTCAGCCTATACAATTTGGAACGGGCTGGACGGTAAGTTACCAAAGATTCTTATCGCACCACAGATTGTCTTTACAGTATATCTAATAGTAACCGCTTTTGTAGCGAAAGGAAAAAAATAGCCTACTCTAATCTTTGGTTTAAGGGGAAGCACTTGTTATGAGTAAATTAACCAAAGCTCCACAGAACCCACATTTCATGGAAAAAATGATAATTGGCTTGCTAGTAATTAGTTTATTAGCAGTCGGCACCTGGGCATTTCAAAATAACAAAGAACAAAACGGTCGAATTGAGTTTCAACATACACAAATTAAGACAAAAGATGGTGAACTCAAGAAACTTAACAATAATTTAAATAAGATCAATCAAGACTTAGATAAAACAACTAAAGAATTAGATAATTCGAAAAATAGTAACGCTGAATCTCAAAAGAAGATTGAAGAATTAGAAAAGCAAAAACTAGAATTAGAATCTAAACTTCAAGCTAAGGCTGAGGCTAAACAAAAGCTAGCACAAGCCGCTACCGTATCGAAAACAGCTTCAGCAGCAGCTCCACAAAGAAATGTTAGTGGAAATAAGCAACAATTGATGGCACAGGCAGGAATCCCAGAAAGTGATTGGGCGTACGTAGATTACATCGTAACCAAAGAATCTAGCTGGAATCCACAAGCCCGAAACGCAAGCAGTGGAGCATTCGGATTAGCACAATGTCTTAACAAGCCAGCAAATTCATTATGTTACTCTTCTAACCCTGTAGACCAGCTTAAGTGGCAACACTCTTACGTGAAGAGTCGATATGGTAGTTACGCTGGAGCATACAGCTTCTGGACGCGTAACAATTGGTATTAATTCAACATAAATATAACAATAGACCCTGTAACATGGGTCTATTTCCTTTTCTAAGCGGTTCTAAGCGACTTTAGTGCAATAGTTGATAAATTATACCAATGTAGATAAAACTCTGTAATTAGAGCGTCTACGGCGTTTGTTAGATATTCTCTGACGAGTAATTCCTTCTTTAATGAATGGTAATTGATTTTCAATAGCACATAAAGCTAGATCAGCTAGTGGATCTCTAGTTTTATCAATAAGACACATAACATTATCTATCACATCTAGATATTTAGTAGAATGGTTCATTTCGGTCATTACTTGTCTAATCGCCGTACTACCTAACAATGGAACACCTTCCCATAACTCATTGTGAAGTTCTTGGTGGATTTGAATATCCATCGGCACTACTAGTCCATTAGTTTCTCTTAAACAAGCCCCCTCTGGCGTATCTTGCCATTTTTTCCGTTGATATAGAATATGGTGAAGATTCTCTTTCATACTTCTATAATACTACCCTCTAGACATAAATCAAGTTTTCCTGTATAATAGATATGTAGTTTATTCAAACTACTTCTGTCCTTTCTGATAGACCTCATTCGTGGGGTCTATCTTTTCATATAAAGAATAACCCCTATTAAAGGGGCTATTCCGAAAGGAGGGGCAAAGGTAGGCTATTCGCCTACTTTCCTATATTATCAAACTTCTATTTACTGTCTTTATAAATACCAAACATAGTTAAAAGAAATGCACCAGCAGCGGCACAAACGCCTGACAATGCTGATACTTGTTCTAATGTACCCAATTGTAAAGCTACGGCTAATTGAGGAATAATAATTCCTAGACCAATCAAACCATCGCCGATAAAGTAGACTGTCAGTTTAGTACGTTTACTAATTCCTTTTACAATGTCTTGTACTTCGTTTGATTCAGAAACATCTTTAGCTAGATCGAGAGCTTGTCGGTTCATCTCTTCAATAGCTTTAATGTCGTCTTTAGTATAGATAGGGGTTGCCACTTTCTTTTCTCCTTGTTTTTCATTTACATTGTTAATTGGCTTGTCGTCTTGTTTATTCACAGTAGTTATTTTTGCCAAGCTTTTAATCTCTTCTATCGATTTGCTTGTAACATTCATATCCAGTTTACCATCATAGCCAGGTATTGTACCTGATTCTGAATATTGATGAATAAATGAGCCGTGTGCGTAATTGCCTGGATTTCCATAATTCGGATACCAATCCACTCGTTCCAAGCCTAATTTCTTAATAATACTTTCACCTGCGTAAGTGAATACTTGTTTTCCAGTTTTCTGTAGCACAATATTACTAAATACTGCGATTTGTTCGGCTGTACCTTCAAAGTCTGGTTCAAGGTCAATGAATAACAATTCACCAGGTTGATTTCCTAGAGCTTCAATGCACTTTACGAAGTACTCAGCGTTCTGTTCTGCCTCTTCTCTAGTTGAAAAGTATGGTAACCAGTAAAATCCTAGTAATTTTCCAGCTTCACGAGCTTTATCTGTGAATAATTTAGCACGCGGATCTAATTTGAACTCATTTCCACCGAATTTCTCGCCAACCCAGCCAGTTTTCACGATTACTCCACCTACTTTAGGGAAGATATCTACTACTTTTTCATTCTGATAATTAGAAATGTCGATTATTTGCTTACTATAGTCTGTTTCTTGCTCTTTTTCTGGCTTAGGGGTATCCACACTTAGCTCTGGAAGGTCGTGTGTACCTGTATCAGTGAATGCACCGCTCCATAAATAGAGTTCGTTTTCCTTGGATATGAACCAAACATCATTATTTTCAATACTTTCACCACGACACCAAGCTTTCATGTCGATAATTGTATTTCCGCTTATAATTTGGGCTACATCACTTGACGTATTAGGGGCTTTTCTGGCACGAACTCCACTTTCAACTGCTTTACGCTGATATCCCTGAATGTTGTCCTTAGGAGTGAGGTCTGGTAAGTCGTGTAAATCTTTATCTTCGAACAATTGACGACTCATATATTTTCCACTTCGAGCAGTTACGTACCAGACTGTATCTCCATTGACAGATTCACCGTCAGTAACATAACCCTTCATGTCCACTACCTGGTTCGGATCGATTTCCTGAAAGATATTACTAGATGTATTAGAATCATCACGAGCATTTACAGCACTACTGGTTTTTCTAGCCGTGCCAGATATTGGTTCAGGTGTATAACCGATAATCTTCTCAAGTCGTGGTCGCAACCAACCGATAACTGCTCCACCTGCTAGCACATATGGACGGCGATATAGTCGAGCTGGAACTTGTAAGAACCCGTCTTGTTCAATAACATCAACCCCATTAGCGTCTGCTCCTGCAACAACTGCAATATGCCCATAAGGATTTCCACTCATAGCACCCCAGATAATAATGTCGCCTCTTTGTGGAATTAGATTTGGATCATTTGGATTGTTAACAATCTTTTCGAAATACTCTTCATTAGAATTGGCAAAAGCCTCTTTAGCATTAGCAGGACGAATTGTATTTACCCAGTCATTAAACAGCCATAGACAATAGTCATCAATGACATCTTTACAGTTATGGTGGCAATGGTTGTCTGCTACATATGTTTTATCTCCATCGAGTTCTAGTAAGTATACCGTTTCCTGCTCATCAAGCAATTCGACAGTCTTTACCACGCCAGATGGCTGTTTATTTTTATTGATATATAGGGTTGTGATATCACTTGGATGTTCACATAAGTTTGTAGCAGACCGCTCCCTATGTTCAGAAATAGAGGTTTTATACCCACAGGCAATGGCAGCTTGTTGCATGGTTAATGCTAGAGAGCGATTCGTAGATGTAGCTATATAAACACCAGGTCGCTTCTCATAAGCGTCAGCCTGTAAATATCCTTCCAATATAAGCTGTGTCTGGTTTGCCGCAATATTGATAGGTAGTTCTTTGCCTTGTAGCTCGTGGATAAACTGTACTAACTGAGGGTGTTGTTTGTTGACTACGTGATATTGTGATGCCTTCTTATCGGAATGACTATACATATTCAGTTCCACATTAAGACTATCTAGGAATTGACGTTTCCTGTCGCACCCAACAGTTACAAACACTGCTGGGATTTTTGAGCCTTTCCACCTGTAATTTTTAGTGCCGTCACCTAGCCAAAAGCCTAGAAAACGCAACTCGTCGTCAGTGAGATCGAGTGTTCGAGGAGATTTTAAGTTGAACAAGCGTATCTCATCACCTACCTGTATCTTTTTAGCCTCTTTGAATGTACCATCTCTCATTTGAAAAAGATGCTCAGCAGATGCCTTAAAAATACCAGTGTCTGTCTTAACTCTGTATACAGACGTTGAAATTGGTTTATTGCTCATAACAGTGTTTACACCGCCACTAGATGAGATAACCTGTTCGCCTTCAGTAATATCTGCCACACTAATCTGACTTCCATCACCCCTGACAATATAAGACTCTTTAGTTAAGCATTGTAATCCGTAACTTCCATCTACGTCAATTCGTCGTCCTGGAGCATTGTTAATCCATTCGTTAATTCTATCCATTTTTCTCCTCCTTTTCCTTCTTTTTTATGTCAATCAAAAGTCTATCGTATAGACATCTAGCACAACTGGCAAATTCCATACCAAGGAATAAACTAGTAACTCCTGCTAGAATATCTGCCGAACGTTTCATATTTTCAAGATTAGTTTCATTTTGATCGGCTTCATAAACCTCAGTATCAAGAGTAAAGGCTTTCACGGCATGCTTAAAGTCGCACCAGTATTTCGGGTTCGGATTGTCTGATAAAGCCATTAAATCCTTCATTTGTTTTCGTCTTAAATTAAGAACCTCTACAAGTAATTGAGAAACATCCATTCCATCGATTAAATGCTCCTCTAAGTGAGAAGTTAGTCCTGCCTTTTCACCGATAGATTGAATTAAATCTACGGCATATGCTCTTGCTGTCATTTGATTACCTTGATCCCTTCAATTCGTTTAGTTGACCCATCTGGATAGATAGCTACTGCCCTTACTTTAGTAACTGGCTTACCTTCCACCACTCTTTGTGCATAAGTAACATCCTCTGTCATAAATGAACCTGTTATTTCGGAAGATAGCCCAATGTCTGTTGTAACCCTAGCTCTATAGTAATAGCGAGTGCCAGTCTTAAGTCCTGATAAGTCAAATGTAGCTTTACTGTCTTTAGTGTCAATATGAAGATTTTTGCCATATGATGGAGATTCACCATAATCCAATTCCCATTTGACTATCTTGCTATATTCGCTAGTATTCATACACGAGGCGGTTATTTGAGCAGAAGTGGTCTTGATTTTTGATTCACCTATAGCTAGATTATATGGAGCTGAGGCTCGAGGGATTGGGATCCAGTATTCAGCCGCACCTGTATGCCCCATTGTGTCGTGGAAAAATATATACAGACGGATTGTGGTTGCTAGACTATGTACTTGTACTGAACCAGTGTAATAGCCTGAGTGTAAATGCATCCAATGTTCTTGACCACGAATAATTCTTCGCCAACCAGTATAGGGCTTTATTAGCCTGTTAGTAGATAGATTTTTATTGTCAACGCTTAAGTCGACCATCCAAGGATAATCCCAGTAACCCTGTCCATATGTATTGCCTGTTCTAGCGGCAACATTAAACTGATAGTAAACGGTGTTACCTTCTCGCCTAATTACATCATCAAAAGCCTGAACCCAGCATTCAGGTACATCACCGAATACGCATTGCCAGCCCCTTGCCGCCATGAATTAACTCCTTCCCGCAATAAATACAATTAGAGTTTTGCCTGGTTTCGCACTAGGTAGAGAATCGCCCTCTTCAATGAGGTCAAACTCAATCTTACTATCTCGAGAGGTTAAAAATCCAGCAGATGCAATATTGTCAGATAATTTAGCAGGTTTCTTAGCTCCATTGTCAATAGAGGAAGCTGGAATAGCACTTACTCCTCGATTTACCGTGACATTAGCTAGTACAATATATGGATTGCCTGCACCTATACTTGCTTGTATTTGACTTGGTGTTGCTGGTACTGGTGTAGATGTTGGAGTACCTTTAACAACCTTAAACTTAAGACCACCTGGATTGTTTATATGCCCAGAAGTAAAATTCATAGCTCGATCGACATAAGCAACTATACAATCAATACGATTGTTAACGCTATCCGCACCTGGAATAATTATCTCTTCAGTGGAGTCTGACCACACACCATATGAATAAGTACTGAAAGGAACCATAGCGGCTCCTTCAGATATATTTAACACCATAGATGGTGATGTTCGGGTAGTTACTTCAAACCCACGAATAATCTCACCTCCTAGAATTTCGGAGAGTATTCGGAAATGTCCATCTTCATTAGTTTTTCCGCCTGAATCGCGATTAGATACAAATGTTGTCATATAATTCTATTTTATCACGCTCGATAGAATGAGCCTGGCTGTGTTGACAATAGGATGTATGTTGTGTCTTGTGTTTGTTCAACATAGTATTTCTTTGTGTTTTTAGTCGATCCTGCACTAGGGTGGATCATGTATGAATCCCAGTTGTTTGGATTTCTATGTAGCATAACAAGTGGTATATCCTCCGACGTTGTAATGAAATACAATAGAATTTTCATATATCCCCTCTCGTTAGCGATGTAAGGTACGTGTACTTGGTATTTATAAAATTTCAAAGAATCTGCACTTGCAGGTTGAGGTGAGTTCATTTTAAGTAGATTATTTTCTAATGCGGTTAGACGCTCTTCTGGTGTCATAATTTTATATACCTCTTTGCTTCTCTTGAGTTATTTGTAGAGTGCATTCATAGATAGAGTAGACTTTAATCTTATACCGTGCAGAGGGTGGTTGAGGAAAATTAGAAGCTGCAATGGTAACGAACTCTAGATTGTTCTCTCCTAATTCAGGGATCCATGCGAAGAAGGGAGGTTCTATACCAGCACTAGCCATCTGCCCAGTGTATCCGTAATCAACATCACCAAGCCAAGGGTATTCTGTTATGCTCTTACCATTCACTTCGACTTCGATCATAATCATATAAGGAGGTTTTATTCCACCAGTACCAACGAAATCTAACTGAAGAGTTGCCCAGTAAATCCAAGACCCTGGTACTTGAGCTGGAATGTCGATAACAATCTCTTTATCCCACTGAGCAAGAGTTATCTGAGATTCTATCACCCTTACCATTCCTGAACCGAAAGAGTTTCTAGCCTGGTATTGGGTCATTTGGTTTTCTAATTCTTTAAGACGTTCCATTATAGTTCACTCACCTGTAATGCTCCATCTGAGAAGCTAACTATTTCTAACTGTACAGAAAACGGTAGTAAAGATTTATCACTGATATCTGGATAACTTTGGTAGGTGCTTAAAATAAATCGATCACAACTAAGAACAAGCGTATCATTTTCAATACTGTAATTAGATAGATTATTGCTAGCCATTAAGGTTCTGTGAACGCTTGATATAGACGCTTCAATACCGTCTTTATTATAAACACGTAAGACAGCATACATAAATGAATCGTTACCATCTAGAGGTACGAACCTATAGGATAGACTTACCTGCCAGTTGCCATTGGCGTATTTGCTAGCTATTCTATGAGATTTGAAACGAAACACTTTAGCTTCACCTAGTTTATACGCCTGGTTAGACTTCATCTGAATAAATTGTCGTTCAAGATTAGTTAATCTGCTTGCGAAATCCACTACATGTCCTCCAGCTGAACCCAGCCTGAAATACGACCTCTAGCCTGCTCTGGGTACATATAGTTGCTCCACAATTGATATTCTAGTGGTTCATATGCAGGTTTATTTTCAAGTCCTGCCGATACTCCATCTGTATAATATCTTCTTCCATCACCATAATAGTGCCAGACTTTCACGTAATCGATAGGATATGGTTTTCCTAGATCTACAGTTACACTCACTTTAGTATTGTCAAGATAAGCATAGTCAGCAGTTGCTAGATTTCCATTTGTAATTCGTTCAGGGAAATGAATACCCTCAGGATAACTAGTTACATTAGCCTTGAAAGCTCGGTTAATCGGTTTACTATCTTGCATTTCGATAGCTTGAATCTGAACCCAGTGATTTCCTGAGCTTACATTGCTACCATTAATGATGTCTTTTATATATCTGATATAGATCGGTTTTTTCTTAGGGATAGAAGCTCGCTTAAGTGTTAGGGTCATTGTTTCAGCCATATCATTTGTGATATTCCAAGACATACCAGTAATTCGGTACTTATCTGTAATGCTATCTAGATAATTATCATTTTCCATTTCTACAGAGATAATATCTCCAGTTTCGATAGTGGTAGGATTTATGGAACCATCTCCTACAGTAAGAGCTGGAATATCTGTTGGCATTCTTCCTAATTCAACTTCTCCACGGGAGTGTTGGTATAGAGTTGTAGATAACTTAACGTCATTCAGAGTTTTAGTCTTAACGATAGTTCCGTATTTTTTACGAGATTCTTTGTCGTGGGTTATTGCTTCCAGCCTTTCATCACCAATACCAGATCCGATAGTATAAGAATAATTCACCATATCACTGATATCTCGCGTAATAGTTCCACCTTCTAGGTTGAATGGGTACGAAATATGGATATCCTGAGATTTATCTACTCCTTTTTTATCGAACACATTGAATTGTCTATCAGGAGTAAAAGAGAAGTCGAAGTTGTCATTTTCAAGCTTGGTCAGGTTAACAATACCCTCTTTAACATCTTGAAGTTCATAACCTCGTTGACGGTTGTCTAATTGTGCTGAAGAAGCTGAATCTACACCCAAGGGAACGCGTAAGTTATATAAAGAATCGTCATCAAAAGAATATGTAACCCTGAAATCTGTTACGTGTATCGGTCTGCGAGTAGGATCATTACCTTCTATCATTACCCAGCCATTGTCATTGATCATTGAATAGTTTGTAATCTTATATTCGTGCCATGTATTATCGAAGTCGCTCCTTGCAAACTCTCTTAAGATAATTTGGTCGCTAGAAATACCTACCTGAGAACGCTCGATTATTTTTGCATTTTGATAGCTAGGAGGTATAAGTTGCCTCCACGAAATATCTACCTTAGTACCTGCGGGTATATTTAATTTAACGGCTAACGAACCCCACCCGTTGGGTATAGGAGTTGCTACAAAAGCAGCTTTTTTAATATCATCTCGATAAACAGCCCCATCTCCCTCATTTTTCAATCCATATGCGAATACCCAGCCATTTGTATTTACACCTGGGACAGATGTCTTATTTATAGCTTGAGCTTGCTGAGAATCCACAACTAGAGAGCGTGCTATTTGTCCGTAGGTTTTTCGAGAATATTGAGCGTTTGTAATTCTACCTTTAAATAGATTTAAGAATCCTAGACATCTAACTTGAAGAGTATTGTTACTCTCTTTGTTTAAATTGATATCTATCTGAGCTACATAACCGCCGATAATATATTTTCCATTGTAACGAACCCTGATATCGTGAACACCTGGTGATAAAACTTCATCAGCGGGTACTCCCATTTCTTTACATTTAAGCTTGAACTGTTCGTAGTCTAGTCCGAAATCAAACTCATCAACATCATTCAATTTCCATGTAACTCTTAGTCCGCTGGAAAGAATATGAGAAAAATCGGCAACATAAGCACCTGTTTTCCAGTTGTAAACTTCAATGTCTAGTTGTGTAATTTTAAGCTCTGATGGCTCTTGCATATTCCCCCTTAAATGCCTTCAAAACCGTTTCGCCAAATGATAGTTCCGAAGTCTGTGTCTGTTTGCTTGTTAGTTTCTAGTACAATTCTATTTTCACCTCTTTTCAACGACCACCATGTAGAATCTAAGGCTCGTGATGAGGCTACACTAACTCCATTAAGAGTTATTATACGTTTTTTCATGTCAATACGCAACTCTGAATCACCAGAAATAGTCAAATTCATTTTTATGTGTTGGTTAGTTACGATGTTAGTAATCTTTGGATTAGTATAAGTACCTTTAAGAATAATAAGCGGGTAAACTTCGACCGATCCAGTATTCATAATACTTGTAGCCACTTGTCCAGAAACCCATTGTACGGGCATATCTGACGGAATAGTAAAGCCACCAGGTTTTTCCTTATAGAATACTTGTTGTAAGAGAGATGATTGAGGAGAAGTTCCATCTCCACCATCGTAAATTATAGGATCAGGACAGATGAGGGTAATTTGGAACTCTCCAGCAGTAGGCATTGTGATATCTGATTTAACATCAGCAATGAACCCCTCTGTATAGTAATTCCTGCCTGAAAAAGTACTAATCATAATAGGGTAATTTTGACGAATATGTAACTTATTCATCAATCCCAATCTTAAATCATCAGCCTCCTGACAACTCTCACCTTGATAAAAGCCACTTAGGGTAATGGTTCTAAAGCCGTATAATTGAGATGAAACATATCCACCATCAACACCAGCATAAACTCCATCTGCCGTTCTGATAGCAGGAGCAGACAAGCCTGAAATAGGCGATACTAACTTATAAGCTGAATCACCACCAAGTATTATGTCATTTCCAATCTTAAATCGCATATACTTCTATTATACCTAAGCCTTCCCTAATTCCCATTTCAAGTCACGAACCATCTGATCCACTGAATATTGAGTATAGTTATTGTTTGTTTGGTTAATGACCACACTCTTTCTGCCTTGTTGTGGATTACCATATACGCCCGTATTGTCATTGTACATATCTGGTGCTAAGTTGCTTGATACGTCTAATGATGGCGACATTGTAATATCATCCATTGAAAGAATATCTACCACTTGATCTACTAATGAAGTAGCCGCGTTAACCACTTGGGATTGACTTTGCTCAACACCTTTAGCCAAACCTTGAGCTGCAAAACGACCACTCTCTATAGTAGTTTTCCAAGGTGAGTGTTGTTGTGCTCGATCTTTAAGACCTCGTAAGAATTTCTCAGCAACCCACCAACCAACTGAGTAAACGTTTCGGCTTTCTACTCCATTAATGAACCCTGAAATGGCGTTATTGCCTGCTTGCCAGTAACCACCAACAGCCGTTACGCCTTCTTTGAATTTGTTGCCGATATCGTTACCCACACCCCAGACTTCACCTGTTCGAGATTTGAAGCCATTTATTAACTCACCTACAAGGGCAACTCCTTGCCAATAATGGTCAGGAAACTTAGATTGGATAGATTGCCACAAGGCACTTTGGATTCCCCATCCAGCACTCTGAACGGTTCCTTGTTGAGATAGAATACCTTGTCCTATTTTTGCGGCTAATTGAGCACCTGCGTCATATGCATTTCCGATTTGTCCAGCAAGGGTACCAATAACTCCACCAATTACTTGAGATAGGGTTGCTTGTAAAGTTGCTATAGACGCTTGAACAGCTGGATTTACCTGAGGCAGACCAGTTAATGCCCATGCGAACTCAATCAACTTATTAAGCATAGATTGACCCATTCCGATGATCCACTCTTTGTTAGATAAGTCCCCTACATCTTGATTGATTTGACAGACTTCCCATACGGCGTGACGAACATTTCGTAAGTTGTCTAACATTCCGTCTTGAACAGGAGCTATAGTGTTTACTGTCCAGCTAAATCCAACGAATTTGTTAAGCATAGATTGAGCCATACCTACAATCCACTCTTTTGCCGCCATATCACCCACATCTGCGTTTACCTGGCAAACTTCCCACACGGCGTGCCTGATATTTCTTAGAATGTCCCATTTGTCAGCACCAATCTCAACCAAAGAGTTAACAGTTTGTGCGAATCCAGAAAACTTATTAAGTATGGATTGGGCTAATCCTACAAGTAGTTCTTTTTCACCCATAGCTAACCCAGTAGGAATTTTACCAATTTCACTTATTATAGAGGATACTGCTGTGATTTTAGGTACGTTATGACCTTGATCAACAGATTCCATTCCATTTATGGTCTTAGCAATCTCTGTGAACTTGTTAAGTAAGGATTGTACCTTGCCCATTTCGTCTTCAGAAATCATTCCGCCAGTAGCAAAACTCTTTAATGAGTTCCATACGCCACCAGTACCTTTCTGATCTATAAGCGTTCGAACAATTCGAGAAATAGTATTAATATTATCTTCTGTGCCTTTAGCCTCCTGAGCCCAATCAAAAGATAATTTCTTAAGATTGTCAATCATAGACACATAAGTACCTACAATAGAAGCAACATTTTGACTGGTTCCAGCCTTAAAGAAGGTGTTTGCACTGTCTGAGATATTTTGAAGCCAATCCGTACTGCCTTGAAGAGTTAATTTTCTAACTACGCCGTGTAGTTTGTTTAGCAATGCATCAATAGCTTTATCGTCTAATTGAACACTCTGGACTTCATTTAGTTTAGTTGCAATTTCGTGATACCTAGAAACAATACCACTGACGTTCTTAATAATTTCACCTTGTAGGAAGCTAGATATAATCTTATCAATACCATTTAACGGTGAACCTGGACCAGAAGCAGATAAGTCTTTTATAACACCAGAGATCAAGGTAATCTTTCCCTGAATTACTTCTGGAACAATATTTACACCTTGGATTTCATTTAATTTGGTTGCGATATTGTGATACGAATCAACAATACTACTTATCTGACCGACATTTATATTCTTAACGAAGTTTTTAGCCGCCTCCATAGCCAACTTCATAATTGAGTCGCCATCACTTGCGGACACTAGTTTTAAGGTATCGCCAATCAGAGTTATTTTACTATTGATAGCCTCTTTATCAAGAGGAATTGCAGCTATTAAGGCTAGTTTAATCGCTATATCTTTATACGAATTAACAATAGAGTTGACAGCCACCATATTTATTGCCTTGACTGCATTTTCAAGCAATCCACCGACATTAGCCTTCGCCATATGAGCTATCACTGCAACTAACATATCTACCTTAGCTTTTACGCCATTCACATCGCTGGTTACGGCTGAATCTACATAAGCAATCGCCTTAGCTGCCGCTACCATTCCGCCTAGAATACCAAGAAGAGCCACTAATCCAGCTCCTAGGAATAGAGCACCAACACCAGTAGCCATAATTGCACCTAGAACTCCAGCTAACACACTTATAGCACCGATCCCAATCGCCATGTTAGCTACCTTAGAAGCGAAACTTGCGATATCACTTGGTACTACACTATTCGTGTAAGCAATAGCTTTAGCTGCTATAGCTAATGTACCTGAAATGAGAATCAACACTCCCAATCCAGGAATAATATGCTTTCCTAATTTACCAACAATTCCTCCTAGTATGGCAATTGCACCTACACCTATACCAAGGTTTATAATCTTACTGCCGAACTCAAGAATATCTCCTGGAATGGCTTGATTTGCGTATTCCAAACTCTTTGCCAAGATGGCTATACTTCCAGCTATAAGTACCAATTTGAAGAGGCTTTTAGCATTACTACCCATTTTATTAGATAGGGCAACTAATATACTCATACCTAGAACAACGCCACCCATAAGTCCCATCTTTGCGGCTAATCCACCCAAATCTTCTGGCATAGATTCGTATGCGAACTTAAGTGCGTATCCAAGGGCGGCAATAGCTCCAGCCATAAGAACTAGGTTAATAATCCCAGATCTCATTGTAATCATCATTTTCTGCCCCTTAGTCATTTGAGAACTCATTGACTCAATAGGAGCTAGTATATTGCCACCTTTCACCGCTGAAGCAGTAGTTTTTCCTATTCCGAATAAAGCATCTCCGAATTTCTTTATAGAAGAAGCAGTACCTAACAATGCTTGTCCTAGACCCACAATTTTTCCAACAGCCGCTCCACCAGCAATAGCAATCATAATTCCTTGTAATACAGGAGTTGGGAATTTAGCTATAGTATCCGCTAATGTAGTTAAAATGTTGACAAAAGCAGTTAAGACTTTAGTAACTCCATCACTTGATGCTAATTGTGCGAAAGAACTTGCAAGACTACCAGCTAATCTACCTAATGCTCCTAGTAAATTACCTACAGCGGTTCTGAACTCATCGCTTGAAGCCATAGCTCTAGTGAAGATAAATGCCAAAGCCACTACAGGGGCACTAACACCACCTACAGCCGATCCAACACCTCCTAATGCCCCTAACAATCCTCCTGCACCACCAGTAATACTACCAACGAAGCCAAGGATTTGTGTACCTAGAATTGCAAAGATAGGAATAAGAGCTTTAATGTCGAATCCACTAGCAAGCATTTTAGATCCAAGACTTTCAATACCGCCAGCTAATTTATCTACATAGTCAAGTACTCGACTAATTGCCCCAGGTAGTTTGTCAGCTAGTTTGTCAATGAATGGACTAATAGCCTCACCCAAACGCCCCATAACTTTTTGCATCTTCTGACCTGTTGCACTTGATCCAGCAAGAGTGTCAGCAAAGATTTTAGTTAAGCGAACAGTAGACTGGTAAATGCCTTTTTCAGAAGCCTGGAAGCCTTTTTCAGCATCAACAGAGTAACCTACAAGGGCGGCTCCAATATCTGCTAAGCGACCTTTTGCACGACCACTCTGATATTCAAGGGTGGCAGTAAACTTACCCATAGCTAATGCACCGTTTGCGGCAACAGCCTCAAAAGCCTTTATAAGTTTGTCAGTATCAATTTTCTTCCCATCTATGAAACCACGAACTTCACCCGTACCAATGTTTAACTGTTTAGCCAACTCTTTGTTAAGGGCAGGAACAGCTTGTACTAATTGGTCATATTCGTTCAATCCGAATTTCTTCTGTGCAGTAGCTCGTCCATATAGCTCTGCCAATTCGTCAATACCACGTCCTGAAGCGATGGAAACTTTACCTAACAATTCAAGTTGTTTAGTAACGTCTTGTAAAGAAGCTCCATATTTAAGAATGCTATTAACTGCCTCAATGGTTGGAAAACGTGAGAAGACGGAACCAACACTGTCTTTATTCATACCTTTATAGAACTTAAAGGCTTGAGCCATCGCGTTGTTGGCGTTTTCGATTGACCCTGTTAAAGAGATGAAGGAAGCGTTATTTTTAGCGACAAATTCAGCACCTTGAATACCAGATTTAGCTTGTTGGGCTATCATAGATCCTACAGCACCACTAAGAGCTGTAACGCTATTTAGAGCTAGATTAGCACCTTGTACCACAGGTGAAAATAGATCCATACCCGCGGCACGAACTTTAGAAAAACTAGCACTTAAATCGCCGAAAGAAGATTTGAGATTGTTAGCATTTTTAGTGGCATTGGATAATGAATCTCTTGTAGCTCGATCTATACCCGAAAGTTCTTTACTTAAATCAGAAGCTTTAGATGAGGCTTCTTTCATTCCAGCATTAAAAGCAGATAAATCTGCCTCAACAACCCATCTAACTATTCCACCTGTAACTGCCATTATTTCGCTAACCTCTTAAAATGTTCTGATAATTTCTTTACTCCCTCTCCCTTTTTAGTATGCGGTGCTGCTACAATCTGAGTAAGATTGAACATTTTCTCTGCCTCTAACTTTCTAGCTGTTTTGATGAGAAGTTTGATATCTCTAGCTGGTAGGTTACGAGCCTCCTTGAGTGTGTATTGCGGATAGTAGTATGCAACAGTAGCCCAGATATCTCTATCCAACGTAGTATCCTCACTAGAAGGCACAGACTGAGCTGCTGTTACTACTGCCATTTACGACACCAATTCTTTAATCAATCGTTCATTCAAATGACGCAAGACTACAATGTTCACCTTCTTAAGAGTTTCTTTGATTGGCGTTTCATGTCCAACTGGAACAATTAGACTATGAATAAAGTCTTCCATCTTGTCATTGGCTTTTTGGGCTTTTTCTACATCACCTTGGTCTTCAGCCACTTTATATTCTGTGGCTAACTTAACGAATGGACGAATTTCGTCTTGAGTTGGGTATCGCATATCATATGCAAGACCGTTTATTTCAAATTGAAAAGCATCTGAAACATCATCGTTAAAGTTGAATCGTTCTGAACTCATCTGGTTCTTCCTCCTTTTAATTGTTATATATTCATTATAGCATTTACTAGGTAAGGGCGTACATCATAAATACTCTTATGGCTTTGTTGCCCCAAGAATATGTAGGGTATAACCAAATGTATTGATTGTCATAACCCCACCTTAGATACTGAGAGTCCTCAATATGAGGTAATGGAATAAATTGCTCTTCAATACCGAGTGCCGCACTAGCTTGAATCATAAGAATATTAAACTTATTAGCAGGTAACCCGTGTGCAATATTATATACCTGCCGTCCAACTAGATTGACCCTTTGGTTAATATTCTTTGTATATACATTACGTTTCACACCACCTAGATAAACGACACCCATCATATCGTTATTGCCAATAGTAAAGGTTGAAAAGTCTATATTTGCACGTTGAACACTACTGTCTTCCTTCGGAATATACTCCTGTAGTACTCTATCCTTTATTTCATTAGTGAAATTATTGTCTGTATGAACATAGTTAGAATCTTGTACAATATTCACTGGCTTGTTTTTGATATATGAAACACTTGAAGAATTGCTTTGTTGCCAATCTGCCTGTATCTGAGGTGCATTTCTTTGAGCTCCTGTTTCGATACCCGCTAACTTAGTCTTTTCTGCCTGAGTGTATGGTTGGTCTAGTAATGCTAATTTAGCCTTATCTTGAGCGGTAATAGATTCAAGGGTTTGTAACTTAGTCTTTTCCTGTTGAGTAAAGATTTGTGTTTGAGCAAGTTTGTTCTTTTCGGCTGTAGTAAACGGTTCTTGAAGAAGTTGTAACTTAGCTTTATCTGCTGGGCTTATAGATTCTAGATTATCTAGTTTAGTTTTGTCTTGTTGGGTGAATACTTGGGTTTGGCTTAATTTATTCTTTTCAACAGGTGTGAATATTTGGGTTTCAGATAACTTATTCTTCTCGTTCTGAGTGAGTATTTCTGTAGAAGCAAGTTTATTTTTCTCTACCGAAGTGAAAATCTCTGTTGTGGCAAGTTTATCTTTCTCACTTTGAGTGAGTATTTTAGTTTGGGATAGCTTAGTTTTTTCATCTTGAGTGAAAGGAATATAAGTATTGTCAATTTGCTTGAGATTTGTAGGTTTATTCTTAATATAGGCAGGATCACTTGTATTTGAAGCCTTCCAGTCAGATTGTACAGACGCTCCACCACCGCCACCACCTTGAACTTGAATCCAGTCACTAGAATTGAAACTTGATCCAGAAGTAAAGTTTCTTTTAGCAATATACAATGAACCACTATTAACACATAGAGATCCTTCAGAGTATTGCTTATTAGTCTTAAATTGTTCTACTTTAGCATCTACGGTTACATCTCCTGTTTTACCATTGACAGAAGTAACTTGGACAAACGGTGCATTGACAATGCTGACAACTTCAGGTCCATTTTCAGTTACTGTAGTTTGAATCTGAGGTACTTCTTGAACAGAAGTCGTTAGATTCACGTCATCTACGACCTGAGTAGTATTCAAAGAAACGCCATACGAGGGGATTTGAGAGGATTCATTCATAATTACTATAATTATATCGTATATAAGAAAAAGCCCCGTGTAGGGGCTTCTCCTGTTGTCCTAGGGCGTATTACGCTGGAGTCAAATGACCATCGCCAAAGAACTGCAATGCTGCTTGACCAGCTTTTGGCTCTGCAGTAAACGTAACAGTTACGGTACGTAGAACATTGTCCTCGAAGTCGTTAGTGCTTAATGCTGTACGAGCGTTGACCAATCGAGTAACCTGACCATTACATGAAATAATGTCTAGATCGTAATTAGTCGTAGCTGTATCACATTTAGCTGCCACGATATCAATTGCTCCTGCATCGTTATTTACTGTTTGACCAGTAGACAACTTAGCATTCTTAGCAACATAGTACTGAGGCAAGATGGTTCGGATAGCTGCAACATCTGATTCAAGCAATTTAACTTCAACAGAAGCACTGTGTGCACCTTCAATCTTAAAGGTACGACCGTCAACTGTTTTAAAGTCGCTAGACTCAATGTCATAGTTCATGCTCATCTCACCAACGTTTGTCAAGGTGTTTGAACCCCATTTGAGGGTGAATGGACCTTTTACTAATGCCATATTTATTTTCCTTTCCTTTTAATTAACAGGTTTTTTGAACCACTATTTGTATCTGAATATAGCCATACATACGCTCTTCTGCGTCCAAGTCTTGCCTCATATTGAAGTTGGTTGTCCGCATAGAGATGATTTCTAATCCTGGTAATGAAACACAGTTACTGCAATTGAATATATCTGTGAGTGCACTCAGCTTAGAATCAACTTGTCTGGCACTTCTCGAGCGAAAATTAACCGTAACAGAATACGCTAGTTGTCGCTCACCTGTCGTATTCATATGAATTTGCGAACCTCCCGACCCAGTTAACCAGAACACTTCCTCTGTTGTAGTGAGTGAGCTAGGTACACGAACCAGGAAGATGTTTTGTCCTATAGTGCCGAATCCTTTCCTTTCAAGAAATCTAGCTACATGTTCAAGAATAGTCATTACTCAGTCATCTCCCACAATTCATCAATCTTGTCCATAGCACCCTGTACTGCAGATTCAGCGAAGTGAGGTCCAGTGCCAGGAGTTGTGTAATTCTGAAATTGTTTCTCTTCCTGGTAAATAGCGTATGGAGCATTCCATCTGATCTCTCCACTTTCACCATCTACAACCTTCTGAACCATTGTACGCAATGCACCAGTTTTCATAGGAGTTCTGTGTAGACTGATAGCGTGTGCTTCCTCTAATAGAAGTCTATTAGTCGTTGCCACTCTATTTCTAACCATGAACTCTACCAGGTCGGTGTTGTCTATAACTCGTCCTGCCATACTCTGTGTATCCTCGATAAGAAACAATGAACATTATTGACTTCGCCTCCTAGTAGCTTTCGCAATCCTAGCTCGACTCGTGTAATTTTATACGTCTGAGGTCTATCTTCTAGATCTCTTACCATTACATAGCACCCCTGTAAGTTGAATCCGCTACCTGTAGCTATAAGAGTTTCTGGATCTAGGTAGAGGTGTGCATCAATTGCTTCTGTATATGTATCGTTCTGGTATGTTACTGATGAACCTAGAAATAACAACCCTTGAATATTTATTGAGTTAGCATTAGATTCATCACCATATTCATCACGATATTGCCAGGTTAATACAACGTCATCTACATAATCTATCGGACAATTCATACTACTGGAATCCTAACTACAGAACCATATGGACCAGCATAACGCTTGAGTAATAACTGCATTTCAGGTCTGTGTTCTGGTGGTGTGGTATTTCCTCTAGTCCAGGAGTGTCCATCCACTGATTCAGATTTGATATCTCGAGTTGGGTCGCCATAAAACTTAGCCATATCTATAAGTAGATATATCAAGTCATTCGGAACGGAATCAACTTTCTCCTCAAAATCCACCCAGTCAGCGGCTACTGCCAACTGAACACACCCACTGCATCCGCAATCACATCCACCCTCTGTACATTTAGCAATAAAGTTTCCAATGCCATTAGACGAGTATTCTGGAAGGTAAGAATCGAAATCTTTAACAGTTACAACTCGACCTTTTCCCACTACTCTGACTAATTTGACGGCATAGACTTCATAGAATGGATCAACCCGCCACTTCTTATCTTTAGCATTGTATGGAAAAATCTTGATAGAGCCTCGTGTTGGTGTTGCTGGCAATAGGTCTTCAGTCTTGAGTACGTCAGTACAAGAACATTGCGTTGTCTTGCCAATTTCCGTGTAAAGGTTCGTAGGAGATAGAGTGTAGCCTAGCAATGTTTCAAGCCTAGACTGAACGTTATCTAGAATGAGTTGTAGTTTGTTCTCATTCTTGACTGTTTCGCCTGTCAATTGAATATATTGGTAAACTTTCACATCTATCTCCTATTATTATTCTAGTGGTATTTAACCGTTCAATACTGTAGATTGGTCAGCCTTAATACCTGCAACGCGTGCGATATCGTGGAAGGCACCACCACGGTAGAACGAACCACGCATAACTAGCTCGTTACGCTCGTAAGCAGACTTTTGCTTGTTGCCATCTGTGTAAGATGCTTCGCTAGACATTGTGTATTGCAAGCCACCTGAAGTGTAACCTGTAAATTCACTCAAGTCAGCGTAGAATGCTGCACAAGCGATTGTAACTTCGCCAGTACCAAGTGTGTGTTTAACACTCTCTGTACTTTCGATTGAAGGCATCAAATCGTTTGGAACAACAATGTATGGAGTACCAAAGATTGTTGGAACTTCACCTGATACAAAGATTTCGCCTAGAGGACCAGAAACGCCAGCCTTCAAAGCGTGTTTCTTCAATGTAGCAAATGTACGTGCGTTGAAGATAAGAGTACCTGCAACACCACTATCGCTAATCTTAGCAATAACATCCAACCATGAAGTCATAGCGTCTGCATCTGTCTTACCACCATACATTAACTCGGCACCAGCTTCGGTAGCGGCTTGTTGCAATTTAGCAATAACCAATTGAGCACGTTTACGATCGTAGTCTTGTCGGTATTGTTTAGCAACATCTTCTAGCAAGTCGATAGCGAAGAATCGAGTAGCGGCAGTACATACAGGTGTAACAGCTGCAACTTCTTCCATCTTCTCAACCTTGTGCTCAGCAGTGTACTCACTCTTTGGCTTCAAATTACCATCGTTACCGTCATCACACAATGCAACATTCTTCATGTTGATTGAACCCTTGCGGCGGATCCAAGCAAACTCTAGAGAGTCAGTTTCACGCCACTCAGTAGCCTCAAGAAGTTTTGAGTAGTCACTTTGTGAACCAACAATCTTGTTGTACATTTCTGGTGGCATAACGAAGTTGCCCATTGAAGCGATTGTCATTGAGTTGCGGGCAATACCAGCTTCCTTCAATGCGTTCAAGTTTACTTCGTTGATTTGTTGTACACGGTCAAAAGCACGTAGGTTTCCACCCTTTAGGGCTTCCCACATAGAGTTAACGTGTGTTTGGTAACGCTCTTTCCAATCCATATCTGCGAACTGGTTGGTCGTCTTTGCAACTTCCTCACCTGCTTTAGCTTCGCCTTCTACAGCTGGCTCTTGTGCGTTTTTAGCGTAAAAGTTCTTAACGAAACCTTCGAGGACTGCGTTCATCTCTTTTCGCAATTCGTCTTTTGTCATTTCGATTTCTTCCTTTTCTGTTTCAGCTTCTGCTGAGTTTTCTTTAGCGATTTCTTCCAAGCCTTTATCAGCCTCTTTAGTATCGCCTTCTAATTTTTTCTTTTCTAGAGCAATAAGCTCCTTTACTGCCTCGGTGAGATCTTCAACAACTTTGTCACTGACCTCATTGTCAACAGCTTCCACTTCAGTTTCCACTTCCTCTTGTTCAGCGTTTTCAACCTTTTCGGTTTCCTCTTCTTTTACATCTTCCTGAACTTCCGTTGTTTCTACTTCGGTGTTTTTGACTTCTTCTTCAGTCATATCTTCACCTTTCTCGGTTACTAACTCCTCTACTTCCTTGTCAACCTCAAGTCCTGCCTTTTGAGCCTCATCAATTGAGTTTTTGACGATTTGGTTGACAGTAGCTGAGTAGTTGTTTGGGACAACCACTTGTGATAGACCTACCATTTCATGGGAATAGTACATTCCATCAGTTGGGTCTGGGCTGCCACCTATTGTTTCTATGCTGAATGCACCTGAGAACCCTTGAGTTAGCAAGTTGTAGGCAATACGAGCATATGTATTGCTATTAATTGCATAGACGATTCGGTCAACGGTAACTTTACCATTCTCTTTTTTTAATCCTTCTACACGACCAATGATGTTACGTAACTTATCTTCATGGTCAGCAGTCAATTGTCCTGCATATTTAGAAAGATCGAGAGAGTCAATATCGTACTTTGTTCCGTTACGCTGCACTGTTGAGTCAGTAATGACTAGTGCAGGATTGAAAGTAACGACACCTTCACCTTCGTCTGTAAAAGAGTTCTTGGTCACATCAACAGGTATTTGTGTTTTGCTCATGTGAACCTTTCATTTAGTGTTCGAGTGATAACTGGCTGTTATTTAGCTCTTCGTATCTGGAGTAATTATATCAGATTGTTATTTTTTAGCTCTGGTACGGGAATTTCGAGTAGGTTTAGTATAAATAGCTTCTATTTTTTCACTAACAGATACTTGGTTGGTTAACAATACTGCCATAGATTCATCAATACTGCCAAGGTGTTTACTGATTTGTTGAAGAGGGATTTTTTCCACTTCATTGATTCTGGTTTCAAGGGCAGCTAATTTAGCAATCATTTCATCTAATCGTTTCTGTTGTTCTTCTAATTTAGCTTTATATGAATCAGCTAGATCTTTATAGTTATCTATACTAGTTTTTAAGGCGGTGGAGCGTGAAGTTAATACAACTCCTACAACTGTAGTAGTAAAGCCAATTATAGTGGGGATCCAAGTAAGTAAATTATCCACGCTTCGGACTCCATAAAATTATAAATACGTAACCTGACATAGCCGTTAAAATAATAATTGTATTTAAGATTGTCATAAAGCCTGCATTAGTTTGTACTAGGTCGTCAGTTATACCAGTCACTAATAAGGTAGATTCGCCACAAGCAGGTTTAACCCATTTATAGTGGATTTTAATATAAGTCCCCTTCTTATACTCATAATTATACACGCCCTGTGACGTTGTTAGAGCTTGTGTGTTAAACTTTCCGTCTTTAGTTGGATCAATATATATCTGTTGATCTGAAGGCGTACCACGTTCGAATTGACGCTCACTAATTAGAGCTAGATTAGGTCCATAAGCAGCACCTAGTGTATGAGGTTGAGCATCCAAATGTTGTATACCCTGCTTTACAATAGAGCTTGTAATAGTAGCACATTGAGATGAACCATTAAAAGCTAAGGCTGTTTCTTTAGCCTCCATTGCCAAGATATCTAACATATATTGTTTCTGACGGAGAATAATATCTTTATTATTACTTGTTTCGGCTTGATAAGAAATAGTTAAGAATACTGATGCAACAAAACATAGCACTAATGGTAGTACTATTTTTGAATATGCTAGAAACTTCTTAATTCTTCTTGTCATTGTTAGGTATAGGTTTTACTCTTACTGAAAGCATTGAACGTGCCATTGAATCTACATAGAAATTGAATACCATTTGACAGTGGCGACATTTTACTTCACCACTAGAGCCAGGATGAACCTTAACACATAGATGATTGCACTTCATTAGCTTGTTACTTTTTTTCGCTCTTACCATTGCTGGGCAACGGATTTCAAATAACTTCGCCTCCTCCATAAGACTAGTCCTCTACAACATTTTTAACTTTAGCCATATTTTTAGCTGTCACTTTTCTAATTACAGGACCAGCTTCTGAACCCATGTCTAATTCTTCATAGCCTTTCGGTACTTGTACTTCTTTGTCTTCTTTAATGACAGACTTCTGATTTTTCTTCCATTCAGCTAGAGTCTTTTTCTCTTCCTCTGACATTTCAAAACCAGGGATTTGTTCTAGTTTAAGTAGACGATTGATTTCTAGATCCATATTATTCCTCTCGTTATTTCTTTCATTATACAATTTTAATCTATTTAGCGGTTGGTGAGTCAGGACCATCTGTAGTTAGACGGTTCGTTGGGTGACCTTGGATTTCGATTTCGCCAAACATAACAGTGGTAGTATTCCTGGATGCTTTATTCTCAAGCACAATGTCTATATTGTATTTACCAGGCTCCAACCAAGCAGCTTGTTTATGGATGGGAAAGATGATTTGCCCTTCACGTGGATCAATATTACTCATATCTGTTGGGTTATCACAATCTATATCCACCTTCCACATAACATTGTTATAACCCTTAGTGGTGGTGCGTTCTTGTTCATCAGGTGTTGCATCATCCATTGATTGGTCGTATTCGTTATTCTTTACTGTTAAGCAAGCCTTATAGCCTACAAGTGATAGTTTTTCTGTTCCTCCTGTAGTTTGTTTCTTCCAGGACCAACGGATTACTCCAGTATCTCCTCGTGGGTGCGAACCTAATTTAAGTTTCTCTAATTTAGCCATTATTACTCCCTATTTCGTTATGTTCATGAGTACAGTGTTCATGAGTACAATTTTCATCACAACCTTGGTTCATACATGAGTTAATTATTTTCTGTAAGTTTTCACCCTCTTCTCTGGTATACGTGTTGCTTATTTCGCCATTTTTAATAACCAATTTATATGAGCAGGAGCAGTTCGGGTGAATCGCCCCACCTACAATATCTTCATAATCTGCTACGAATGTATATTTCTTACCATTTTCAACGATATCTATACTATCTCCCTTATTTAGGAAGTTAGTTTCAAATGGTACAGGTCCTCTATCGATTAATTCTTGGCAGTAAGCACAAGGATGTCCTGTTCGAGAATAAAGTTGCTTGTATGCATTCTTTAGTTTACCTGTAACTTCTAGTAATTGTTTATCCGCATCGTATTGTGCTTGTACGTAAGCTCTGGAGGTTTCATGTCGAGCAATTAAGGTAGCACGATTTTTAGATACCTCAGTAAATTCCTTGCGAATAGAGTTGATTACATCTTTACGAGCAAAACCTTCTAATGCCATCTTGTTAGCTTTATCATAGATTTTACGATTCTTCTCTAGAATGTCTGTAGTGTCAATAGCTTTTTTAATCTGCTTTTTAGTAGGCTTCTTTGTGAAGTAGTCTTTGAATTTGTCTGGATTGCGATCATAAGCCTCGCCAATTAAGTCAATGGCAACTTTACCCATTAAGTCAGAGTAAGCCTTGTTAGAAGCCTTTAGAACATCATTTAAGATGGTTTGTAAATGCCCCTCACCTGAAGTTTGTGCCCTTTTATCAATAAATTCACGAACACTTTTAGATAACACATAAGTTTCAGGCTTAACTATGTCTATTCTTGGTTGTTTAAGTATCATAGCTAGACCGAATATCGGAGTAATATATAACCAGTATTCCTTGAGAAAGTCGCCTATCTCTGTAGCAAAGTCCTTAGAGATGTCTGTTGGCATAAGGTCTGGCTGAGTAAAGGAATTAACCGTGATATTTTCCAAAGACACATTCAAGATTCTTTGGTGTACATCCAATAACTCTTCTTTAAGCTTGTTATGAGCATTGTTAACCTTAACTATATCGTCAGGGGTAATATCGTTCTTGTAAGCGTTGCCGATAACAATATCAGCAATATCTCCGTCATCATCGTCAGGTTTGTCTAAATCAATTCCTTGTACTTTAAGAGTTTTACCTACTAAGTCTTCAAATGGAGCATAGTATTCGTTTGGATCGACCAAATTACCATTGATAGTCATATCATCTAGGTAAGCTAGAGTCATATGAGGCTTGTAATCTGGGTATTTCTGAGTATAGTGATCTAATTTAAGTAAATCTTCGTGAGCCTTGACTAATTCATCACTCTTTTCAAGTAAAGCAACTAGAGCAAAGCCTGTATCTACAGGGAAATGACTGATTTTTTCAATTGTTACCTCTTCAAGTCCAGATTCTTCGACAATTTTAAGGATTTGATCCTTTATTTTGTAAGGTTTATCCTTTAATCCATATACTAAGGTTACGTGTGGGTTATCTTGCCCTGGAATATTAGTTGTTTCAGGTAGTAAATCACTGACATTAGTAAGAATTGAAGTATCTAATCCTGAATTATTCAGTCTATCTAGCACATTTATAGCTTCAAGTTCAGCTCCTACCCAGCCCTGGTCATCTGGTTCCTCTTCCTCTCGATTGTTATCGGCATTTTTAAGAGTTTCTTGAGTAGAATTATCAATATTTATGACAGGAGAAACATTAACAACAGGTTGTTTGTCGGATTCTTGAACTACAACTTTGTTTTCTGGGGCTTTCGGTGCTTCAATATGAATGTTTATTGGAGAGTTCTCTGTAGTAGGTTTTTCTTCTTGAGTACTTACTTCTTCTTTAGCTTCCTTTTCAGCTTGCTCTTGAGCTTTACGGGCTTCCTCTTCGGCTTTTAGTTTATCTTCATCAATAACTAAGTCTTCTAGGTCAGATTTACCTGTAGCATATGAAACAGCACTTTCTCGAGTATAGCCTTTTTCTACTAGGTCTTGTGCTAGGGCAGATTGACTATTTCTTAACTCAGTAGCTTTCATTTCAGAATCATAGTCTTTAGATAAAGCACTTCTTAGCTCAATAGTATAGCCTGTTCGTTCGTATTCATTAGGATAGTTTCTACGGTAATCCAAATTGAGTACATCAATAATATCTTCTACACGTGGCTCAATAGAATCTCGAATATAGTTATCATCTTGAACTCTAGCTGTTTCACGGGTTGTGCCAGATTGTTCAATACCTAGATTTGTTTTAGATGCTCCTGCTACTGCAATAAACTCACTTCGATTTATCTCATTAATGTCTAACAAGGCAGCTTTATTTAAGTCTATTTGCATGTCCTGCCATTGAACAGCTCCTGCTCCATTGGCGAAAATAGGTTCACCTTTAGTACCTGAAGTAATTCTTGCCTTGAAGTTTTCAAAGTCCCCATCATCTAGTAAAACGTCTGTGGTGATAATTCCTGGAGCATTTAGGTTACCATTCAGAGATTGACGTGTGTGGTCTGCTGATTGATTTAAGGTATAGATAGCTGGTTTAGCCGCATCAACTAATGACCATGCTTGAGAAGTGTCAAATGGGCTTTCCTCCATAAAGGTAATAATTTGGTGTGCTTGCCAGTGCCGCCTTCTACCATCTGCTTTATATTCAACATAACCTGCTACTTCGCCATTTTTATCGATAACACGCTTAACTTCAAACGGATTCAATAGTACGAACTTTTGTATATAACTCAATCCAAATCCAGTTGGCTCCCTAACTACGCCTAAGTAATACCGTCCACATAGATCTAGGTAGATGGAAATGTTCTTCCAAAACTTCTTCGTGGAGAAGTCAGTAGATTCTTGAATGAGTTTTAAATACGGGTGTACAGGATCTTTATTTAATTTCTGATACTCCTCTAACAATTCAGGAGTAACATCAATATATAAGTTACGTTTAGCAATTGCAGACACTCGGTTACCTTTACGCTGAGCTGCCGCATATGGATAGCCTCTATAGGCATCTTCAGGGGTTACCTTAACACCGCTCCATGTAGGAGTTAGCGATGGTTTAGTATTACCATATCTTAAAAACTGGTTAGAAGCATTGAAACTGTTGTTGTTCTTTCCATTCGTGAAAGAGTTGATTATCGTATTAAAAAGACCCATGTATCGTTTCTGTGTTAGAGATTATTATATCTAGGTCTAATTATATCAGATTATTTATTTTTTAGTTCAGGATGGCGTTCTTTAAGCCATGAGTTAAAATTAGCATCCACATCAGCTACAAGTTCTTCGGGTGCCTTTTCATACTTATCGAGATTGTTCATTTCCTTATACATATATTCGGTAGCATAGTCTAGTATTATTCCAGCCTGAAACTCAGCAAATTCTGTAGCTCTCTTTGTGACCTTTTCAATCTGTTTATCTAGGTGATCCTGCAACTCTTCTGCCACCTCATCACTAATCTCTACCTTTCGTGGATTGTGATCCGCCACTAGGATTTCATACAGCTTCCAGAGTCCTAGAATATAAAGTAAGATTGTTACAATTGTTGCTACTATCTCAAACATTGGCATCATCTCGATATTCCTTTAATAGCTTAACTACTCGTTTAGCACTCTTTCGTACTCGTTTCATAAAGTAATCTAATTCAACTAGAGCAGTTTCAATGTATAGAGGAGAAAGTTCTTTACTTTCTTTTTTATCGGAGATTTCGGTACACTTCGCAATATGCTTATCTAGTTCTTCTTCATAAACACGCCAAGCGTCTTCCAGATTCACAGGAATGTCCTTTTTCCTTGACCTGATGAAGTTGACTTCAATTTTCATTACGCCTCCTTTTTAGCCTTACCACGACGTGAAATACGTCCACCTTTTCCACCAGCAATTCGTGCTAATTGTGGGTTAGCTGCAAATCCTTTTCTAACTCCTGTAACCGAGCCACCTCTTCGTCCTAGATCCCTGAAATAGTTACGAGCCGCGTCTTCACCGCCCAATTTATTCGCCATAGTTTTAAACATCTTATCGTTAGGTTTACCTGCCATTTAATTTTCCTCCTTAATATAATCTACATCTATTTTGTAACCGTTTATTCCTAGCTCTCTAGCCATTTCATAGGCTTGCTGTTCCGCTAGGTATTCGGCTTGATTTTCGGTGCCTGCTTCTATATGTAGTACAGTTCTTAAAGTAAGAGTTATTCCTGCTACATACTTTCTAGGCTTGCTATCTGGATCGGATTCGTACCATTTAGAGTTCGTCATAATCGTCTTCTCTAATGCCTTCTATTTCGATTACTGAAGTGTCAATATCACAATCCAGATATGTTCCTTGAATTTGCTGAATAACTTCCTTTTCGAAGTTTACCTGGGCTTCTTCCTCATTCTTAGCCAACACATCAAAGTCGCTTAAAGAGATGATAAACTCACCACTCATTGTATATACCTTTTTAGACATCTTTGAACTCTTCCTCTGTTGGTGTTTTTGGTGGTACATTCACTGTAATACTAACTGCTCGATTCACGGGTTTCCATTGAATGAGTGTACCCTTGAATCCTGTTAGTCGTGCCTCTTTAGAGGTTACGCGTACCACCTTTACTTGTTTGGGATACGCTACTTGTATCTTCATAAGCTCCGTCCTTTCTTTTCATTTGCTTATGTTTTAAGTATAAGGGATAATGTCGCTAATGTCAACGCTTTTATTTCCATTCTACTGAATCTAGATCCACATAGAACTTCTTACCAGCTTTTTCAGCATAAATAGAGTTCATTTGAACATCTATATTTTCCCAGCCCAATTCCTTTAAATCTTCTGCTACCATATCTAAATCTAGTGTGGTATAGATCTTGTATTTTTCACCATTTACGATGTTAGTAATATCTTGTTTTAAGTTTGGCTTGTTCATTTCTTGTCCTTTCATTTAGTATTCGCATTGTGCAATAATAGCAGGCTTATCTAGATTCCAGAAGTTAATAAACCTAAGTTCACAACTTTCTTCCCAGGTTGATTCAAGAGAAGGTTCAATGTTTAATATTTCATAACCAACTTTCTCAGCCTCTGTGATCTCTTCCTGGTTCTCGAGTATATAAATCTTATGACAACCATCCCAGGCGAATTGTGTTGCCTCTGGTGCCATTTCTTTAACTTTAGTTAAAACGTTCATTGTACTGTCCTTTCTTTTATATTAATAATTATAAGACATAAGCGAATAAAAATCAATAGTTTCTTGCAAGAAAGTTATACATTTATGAGATATTTAGATTTTCATCTCTTCTCATTCTTATTCAATTCAGCTTCATAAGTACGGTGGTTCATGAAATAAGTGTTGAATTTTGCAAAATCCATTAAATCTAAATCATCTTCTAAATCTATGTCATCAATGTAGGATTGTAAAGCTATATCCATTAACTGAGAACCTTTTATCTCTCTACTGAAAAAGTTATTGCAGATGACATCAGCAAGTAATTCAAATAAACAGCTGATATCAAGCTCTCCAAAGACTCCATACCAATAGCCTACATTTCGCACGCCTTCTTCTTGAATTTCTTTAATCTGTGCTTGCAATGCTTTTCTCTTATTCTTGTCCATCTACTGTCCTTTCGTTTATGTTATAACCTAAGTTTACATCATTCTACCGCTTATGTCAATACTTTTTATGTCTAATTCTTCTTATTCAGTAGCATATTGACTTTAACCTTATATAAAGCAATTAATCGTTCTAATTCTACATCAGGAATCTTGGTATAGTCTTTATTCAACTGTTCTAATCTAGCTACCTTTTCAGGTCCTAATTCTCGTTTAATCTTCGGTGTATAGACTTCGTAATTGCCATTAAGAGTTCGGTTACAATTCCTGCAACATACTCGACAATTGTCTTCTTTCCACCTAGTACCGAAATACCCACGTTTAATCCAGTGAGCATTGTCCATAATTTTCCAGGAATAACGTTTTCCACAGGTATAACAAACGCAGGAGCCGTCTTGTAAAGAATATTTCAACCTTATGTATTTAGAGAATACTTCATCTAAGTGTTTAATAAGCGTTGGACGCGTGTATTTCTTTGAAGATGATATGTTATATAACTTCGGCTTTTTAATCGCTGAAACACGCTTAGAAACGGTTTTAGGACGCATTCCACTATCCCACATAGCTTTGTAGCATTGGTATTTATAGTGTCCTGGTTTTTTACAGTATTTGCAGATTGGAGTTTTCATAATAATACTTTAATTGGTTAATTTTATTTTGAAACATAGAAAACAGGACTTTTTGAAAAGCCCAAGACAGTTTTCCCTTCCCCGTTGTATATATATTAATTACTATAATTATAATAACTACGAATATAAACTAACGAGGTTATTAATTTCATAGCTCATTATAGATAAGGTCAGTCCCTCGCAACAGTTTCCTTTGCCCTATCGTTTTGTCTTACTCTATTTCAAGTAACAAGCTTCTATTCCTCCATCCTCTCATTGGCTACCCCGGTCTTGGCTGCTCAGCTCATGGTGTCTGAATACTGAACATATAAAGATTTCTCTATTTGCTAGACATTTCTATCTAACTACACAACGGTCCTGGATGTAGGGTTGGACAGAGCCAGGATTTTTCGAGAGCCCCCTATAGTACTAGAAGAACTTGGACGATTTTTATTTACTATTGGTAAATCGTGAACACCAACATAACGAGCGTTAAGGTACGAAAAAACTGCCAGCCCTTACGAACCAGCAGTCTTCTCTAGAGCATGCAAAGTAAGAAACGCTCCATACAATCGATTGTACTAAATATTCCTTACTTTGCATATACCTATAATAACATACTTAATTTTTGAGCACAAGTAGATTAACTACTCTTCATTAACAGGTGTGATTTTAAGTACCCTAAGTATACCCTGACCTGGATAATGTTTATTTGGTTTATTTCGTAGCAACATATCTAGGCTATTACGTGTATTCTTATCTAATTCCCCATCAGACTCTCGATCCCACGTTGGTAATGCTCCTTTATTCACTTTAAGTACCGTTTCATATGTGTGTATACTTTCGTTAAAGTAGCTTTCCTCTTCAAAAGAGATTAGATATTTTTGCCAATCCATTTTATCTAGCATATAGTCGAATAACCTCTTCTTTAGTACTCTGTATTTACCATCCTTTTGATAGAGCCTATACTCAATCTTTTTCTCTCTTTCCAGCTTGTCGACTAAGAATCCATTATAACCTAGTTCCGTGCGTTTACGCCTTAAGTATGAGTCTGAGTATTTCGGTACTAGAAATGCTTGGACTGTAAGGAAATTGTCCATATTGTTATCCAGATATTCACCCATTGTACAGACAACTGCGTTAGGTGTTCCAGGATCGAACGAATATACAGTTTCCAGCATTTTCTTTAGCATTCCTGCGTTAGCCTTGTCCATTTCTTGTCCTCCTTTAATTGTAGAGTGCTTAATTTAGCACCCTACCTCACTTAAGCCTAATTCATTTAGATTTTCAACTTGCCTGAATGTTTGACTAGTTTGCTTTTTAGCACCAATATATTGATTAAAGACCTTAATGTCTTGCCAGCCTAAGTTTGCCAATTCCGCCACTAGAGTATCTATGTCTAGAGTGGAGCCTTTAGTGTTGATGATATTGATGATATCTTGTTGTAAATTTGAAGCGTTCATTACTATCCTTTCATTTGCTTATGTTTAGATTATATAGCATTCAATCGCTTATGTCAATAGTTTTCTAAGAGTTCAGAAGAATAATCTTTTGCTTGCATAACAACACGGGTCTTTTTCCAGGTAACAATGTTATGTAGACTAAATTCAGGGGAGCATCTAACACAACTAGCTATTTTTCTTTTAGAAAGTGGTCCTTTTCTGTATATTTTATGTCCATTTGGGCAAGTACCTACATACGTGAAGATTATGTATGCTTCTTGATTTCCATACGTTTTACCAGTGCCACCAATTTCAAGACATTTTTCTTTCCAGACAGAGTTGTGACCATCCCATGAATGTGTTAGAGCGTGTGCTATTTCGTGTAATACAACTTCCCTGAGGATTTGTTCATTGTTAACCTCGGTTAATGGCTTGCTAAGTAGAATCTTCTTAGCTGTATAGTTACATTGTCCAAATGCTGTTAGTTTTGAATTAAATGCTAATTCCCATGAATCGTCTAGGTGTTTAGCCATTAATTCTCGAGCTAGCTTTTCCGCGTCTTGTATATTCATATTCTGTCCTTTCATTCGTTTATGCTTTAATTATATGGCATTGTAGACAGAAAGTCAATACTTTTTAGCGAGAATATAAAAGAAAAGCCCCTATTTAAGGGGTTATTTCTTATTTTTCCTGTTCTTCAGCTATAATTTTATCTGCTTCTTCTATATCTTCTTCATCGAAACCCATTTGCTTTAGCATTCGGTTAGCAAACTCATCTGCTGTTTCATTTTCCGAAATGCTCATTATAAATGGCTTCTGGGCTTCCGCTTGGGGTGTATTTGCCATCTTTAATATCTCCTGTTTTAATTTCCGTGAATGTCTTAAGATCAAAGACTGCTAATTGTTCAGCTTGTTGTGCCTTTTTAATGGTATCTTTACTATATTTACCAACGTGAGAAATATCTAGATACCATTTACCATCCTCTGGGTTTTTCCAACCTCCAAGGTTAGCATCTGGGTGGCGAAGTTTATCTATATTCTTAACAATGAACTTCTTTAACTCCACTGCACCGAGTTTATCTGTACTAATGATTGCCTCACTGTCTTTGTGCGGGGCAAAAGCTATACCTTCTCGTTTCGTATTGCCGTGAATGTCGATTGTCATACCGCCATTCTTGTTAGCCGAATCTAGAATCTTTCTGATATTGTTCGAACTAACACCTACGGTACCAGCACCTGAGCCACCTCGTTTACCAGGTCTGCCCAGATGTCCCCAGTTGCCACTTCCTTCACCTCCGTTTAAGAGTAGAGATAAAGCAACCACGGCGTTCTTAATTGCTTGTTGTCTATTCATAAGACAAGTATATCAAATCTATTCATCCTCTCCTTTCCATCGTTTATTATATAGGAAAAGAGCGGTTACGGCAATAGTTTTTGTAAGAAACCTACCCTAGGGTTATTGATTAGATTAAGCTGTCTGAATAGTGTATGTTGAGCCATCTGGTCGTCTATATGTATAGGTTTTTAGCCCTTGTGTATTAGTTTTGACTGACACATATTTATGATTAGTTGGAACCATATAGAGATCAGTTCGTACCTTGGTTTTCTTACTACCTGAGCTACCTGTAGTACCCAAGCTTTGAAAGGCTACAGCTGCCACCTTAAACCTGTTATCTGGATGCAATAAGACTTCTGATTCAAAGTTAGTATTAGTACCCATACCCTTCAAATCCATAGCTTTACCACCATATTTAGACAATTTGGATACATACATTCCTTTAGTGTTCTTATCTGCTAGAATATGAAGCCCTACATTGTTTTGACCATATCCTGAAGTACCTTTTTCTTGTACCTCTCCACTGCGGATAGTGGTGCTTGTAGGAGCTTTGTCCTGATAAATATATTTACCTATCTTTTCAGAGAACTTGTCTATCTTAGAAAAATTACCCTTAGCCGCTTGCTTAGCAAATGTTTGCATGTCCTTGTCTGCAAATACTTCTTCACCAACTCCTCTAAATAGAATTGCATTGTTCCCTAGTGGACGATCAACAGCAGATATCACATCCTTATATGCTTTTTTAACTGCGTCTGAACCCTGTCCAGTGCGAGCATATTTATTCACGTTCTTATATGAACCTTCACCATACTCTGAGGTGTAGTCAGTGATAGCTTTCTTCTGGTCATCGGTGAGTTCTTTAGTGTGGTCTGAATTAAGAATAGCCTCATAGTCTTTCTTAGAGAAACCTTCCAACTTTTGTCCATTTTCACTAACATACATATACGGAGTACTTGAGCCTGCCTTAGCTGCTTTTTCATCAAACACTGGACGGTAAAGCACTTCCTCGCGTTGAGCTCCTGTAACTGAATCGGTGTAGGTTCGTTTAATTGTAGGTAGGTCTGAGTAGCTACCTCGTTTAGGCATCAAATCTTTACTGCTAGGAGAGGAGGTAGAACTATCGCTTGCTCCACCTTCACCGCTACCACCCACTTTTCCTGGTCTACCTGAGTGTCCGAAATTACCACTTCCTTTTCCACCGTTGATAACCATACTAATCGCTTTGATAGCTTGCTTGATTGCCTCATTTCTTTTCATTAACAAACCTTTCCATCTGCTCCATAAGAGTGAATGTAGTAGCTTCTAGGACTTTGTCTGTTTCTGTATTGTAAAAGAATGGTTGCTTGATCTCAAACCTTTCCTCTAGTTTTTCGGCATCTTTAGCCCAACCCTCCCAGAGAAGAGTGGTGCGGACATCAAACTCTTGTTTGTGAGTGATGCACAATTGTTTCATTAGAGCTGAGGTAGCGTTACCAGTACAGCCCTCACATGTTCGTTGAAATAGGACTATCATTAGTCTTATTTTACCACGAAATACGTTTAGAGTTACGTTTGGGATCTCTTTGAGGATTAACTTTTCTATCCCACATCCAACTTGCAATCATAAAAGAGTCGGAATAGTCAGGAGATCGTCCTAGAGTTTCCTTAAGTTTAGACTTCTTTATAACTTTGGGTTCTTGGTTTTCCATTTCATAAGTATGAGCTCCAAGTTCTTTTCTTAACTCACCTAGAGTGCTTACATCCTTATAGAGTTTAATAGTTCCTGAATCCATATTTAACATCAAGTTATAGTAATTGTCTGATCTCGATTGACCAGTGTTTACATATTCTGTTAAGGTCCAGCCACGAACACGTAAAGCGTCCCTTACGCCCACGCCGACCCCGTTTGATTCCACCGCTATATTTTTAGCGTTTGCTTGTTGAAAACCATTTCTTTGGGCAAACTCTATTAATTCATTCGCAATTAAGTAACTTAAAGGCTCTTCACTTTTTCTATCCCAACTCATCTGTACATCAGAGCATTTCTGAGTTACTAATACGCCATTGTCTATAAGAGAAAATACTGTACGATCCCTACCAGCGTCTGAAACGTCCACTCCAATAACTTTATTGAAGTTCTCACTAGGTTGAGGCAATTCATATGTTATAGCTTTATCTATCAAGCCAGATTTAAATAGTGAACTGTCATCATCTGCATAATCCCAATCTCCATCGAGCAAACGTTTTCTTTCCCTCCTAGGAAGCGTTTTAAGCGTGTCTATGTAGCTTTGTGGAATAAATGGATTCTGATATACCGACATACGAAGAAAACAGCGTTTCATAGGCACTTTCTTTGGAACTTTTTTCTTATCAGGTCTGATAACCGTTTCACCAATTATCCAGCTTTGGTATTCACCACCACCAAGTTCCATATATGGATCGTAATACTCAGTACGTAGGAAGTTTTGAGAGGGGTTACCAGAGAGTACTAGTTTACCAGGCAAGCTATGTTCTTTCGCCATTATGCCACGACCAACACGTGAACGAATAGCATTCTTAGCCTCCAAAGTTACTTCACCAGCCTCTTCAATAAACGCCATATCCAGCTCAAGGGAACCGAAACGTGAGAAGTCAGGGTCGGAAGGGTTTTTCATTAATTCACCAAAAATAACAGTTGATCCATTGTTATACTTGATTTCTCCTAACTGGGCAGAGTAGTTGAAGTCCTGATCCTCTACCAAATTGAACATCTTATGTACTTGACCTAGTAAGGTTTGGATGAATGATTGTCGCAGGGATTTAAGAGTTTTTCTTCCTACAAACAAACGACAGCCAGGGTATTGCCTGATGGTGAGAAGTACCATAATAGCCATCGTAAATGTTTTGGAACCGCCGCCAGAACCACCCATGAAGATTTCAACAGCACTAGGATTTTCAAGCAAACCAATAGCATGACGTTGCTTGTCGCTGATTGTGAGGTTTTCCACTAATCCTCCTCGTCATCGTCTTTGTCTTTGTCTTTAATCTCTTCTAATGTAGGGGTAGATACAACATTGAAACTGATGTTAGCTTTATCAAAGAATGTTTCACCAGCTTCATGTACTACCTTTTCACCGTAACCAATTTTATTCAGTAGGTCCACTAAGTCGCGAACTTCCTTACTAATGGGCTTATTCTCTGCTACGGATTTAGCTATCTCTTTAGTAGCACCAGCCACAATTCCAGCGGCTATCATTGAAGCAGGAGTATTGTCAACGATTCCTTGCCATTGACTAGGAGTGCTTTTAAGAATAGTTTTTAAGAACTCTTCATCATTCATCAATTTGCGAACTTTAGAACTGAAACTAGGTGTTTTTTTCCAGTTTCCTCGAGGATTAGTTGGTGGCATTCCTTTGTAACCGATAGTAGGAATAATGTTCTTAAACCCTCGCTCTGCTGGAGTGAGCAAATCATCAGGAGTGTTTGCAATTCTCTCAATATCTTCTTTACTGTACTTCTTCCCCATCAATTCCCCCTCTTTTTACACATTTTTATGTTTCTTTGCCTTTTATTTCTTTTAAGGTAAGACTTGTTCTGTGTTTCTTTTAGATTATTTTCATTATCTATATAAATGATTCTAAATGTATTATAGCATAATTTAAGCACACATAAAGCCCCCTATGAAGGAGGCTCTCAGGGTTTATCCCACTACTTGGTAGGTAAACAGTATAAGTAATGTAGTGTAATCTATCATGGAAGGCAAGACTACACTTTCATTATACTCTATACATTATTAAGTGTCAATGCTTTTTCTTGGGTTTTTCGTCGAGAGTTTCAAATAAGGTTAGTACTAGATTCTTAGCTTGTGGATTGTGATTGTTCAATTCTAGTAGCCGATTAAGAGTGTCGAGTAATATTTCTCTAGTGCCTATTGAATGACATATTTGTTTCATTAAGGTGGCTAAGGTTTCCTGTTTTTTCTGTTTAATAGCCTTGTACTCTGGAGTGGATTTATCTAGTGTTTTTAGAGTTTGCATAATAAGTATCGCATGACAGAGATTATCATACAAATTACAATCTTTAACACTAAATTGATTCATGCCTTATTATAACATGTTTTGGTATAAATTGTCTAGTAGATTAGCTGTTTTGTTCAATAATGGAATCTAGCTCGTCTTTATTAACGCCCATAGCTAGTAGTTCTTCATAATCAATACCCTCTTCAGAGAAATTGATTCTTTCGCTAGGTGTGTATGCTTTGGTTTCTTCATTGTAAATGATTGAGTCTATTTTCTTACCGTTAATATCGTAACAACGGATAAAAGATATTCCACCATCCATAACAAGTGAAACTTTTTTAGTACCTACAGGTAGGTCGTCAATGTTAATAAAAGGTGTTTTGATTTGTATTCCAACGGTATCCATAATGGTCTCCTTTTGTGTTGGGTTAAGTTTATCTACTATTATTATACCATAAGAGGTAATATCTCAGGGGTTATGCGTAAATAATATATGACCGATTCTAAGCTCTTGTATGCGAATTTATCTATTCATATATAAAGTTATGCATAAAACACAAGAACGCCCGTTAGGGACGCTCTTACGCTGTTTTAGAGTATGTTTACATTAGCTTTAATAAGTCAATGAACTAGTAGGTACTCCTGTCGTGTTTTTGCTGCACTCAGATTCATCGATTGTCCCCTGAGCCTGACAATTTATTCCTTCTTTGACGGTCAGCTAGCTTTTGAAGGTTAAGGTCTGCAATGTCTTGAAGTTCAATGCCCAAATAATCTGCAAATACCGCCAAG